CGATCTGCCGACCGCTATGGCGGCTACGACGCCGCCGGTAAAAAGGCCGACGTGGTGGAAGGCACCGCCGACGAGTACTGGCGTGATGCCCGTTTCAGTATCAGCCGCATCGCTGAAAAGCCCGGCTGCATTGTGAGCCTGCTGTGATGAGAATTTACGCGCAGCAGGGCGATACCGTTGATGAAATCTGCTTTCGCTATTACGGGCGCACGCAGCAGGTGGTTGAGCAGGTCTATGCCGCCAATCCCGGCCTTGCGGAAAGCGGGCCGGTGCTGCCGCACGGCTGCGAGGTGACGTTGCCGCCGCTGCCGGCATCCTCAGCGGATGAAACCGTTAACCTGTGGGACTAACTGCTATGGAGAAAATCAGCTCGCTGATTAACTATCTGATCGGCCTCATTCTGATGTGGTTTGGCCGCCACACGCCGCAGGATATCGCCTTTATGGTCGGTTCCGGCGTGGCCGTTGTCACGCTGGTGATTAACGTGGCGACGTTTTTTATTAACTGGCACTACCGCCGCAAAACCTATGAGCTGCAGCGCCAGCGTGCGCAGGAGGTGAGCCTTGAGCCAGACCGCTAAACGCTGCGCCGTTGCGGCTGTACTCGCCATTGCCGCGCTGCTGCCGCAGTTTAAAACCCTGAAGACGTCCGAGGCCGGGCTGCGGCTGATTGCCGATGCGGAAGGCTGCCGCACCTCGCCGTACCAGTGCAGCGCCGGCGTCTGGACGAACGGCATCGGGCACACCGCAGGCGTGACGCCGCAGAGCGTGGTCAGCGAGCGCCAGGCGGCGGTGAATCTGGTCTATGACGTGATGCGTGTCGAGCGCGCCATTGATGCCTGTATGCGCCATGACATGCCGCAGCCGGTGTATGACGCGGTGGTGTCGTGGGCGTTTAACGTCGGCACCTATGCCGCCTGCCGCTCCACGCTCGGCGCCTATATCAACCGGGGCGAGTGGCGCAGCGCCTGCCTGCAGCTGCCGCGCTGGGTGTTTGTGAAAGGCGTCTTCAGCCAGGGATTACAGAACCGTCGCGACCGGGAACTGGCCTGGTGTCTGAAGGGGGCCGCATGATGCGCCTGATTGCCGTGGGGCTGGCCGTGGCGCTGGCGGCGCTGGCCTTTGTCTGCTGGCGGCTCTCGTCAACCGAAAGCAAGCTGGCACAGGCGCAGCGCGTGATCGGCACGCTGTCGGCCGGGATTGACAGTCGGGACAAAGCGATTAACCGCCTGAGCGATGAGGCCCGCGAGGGGGCAAAACGCGAGGCCGCGCTGCGACTGCTGCAGGGCCGTGCCTCGACCACCGCTCTTAACCGTGAACTGCAGATACAGAGGGAAACCGATGCTAACCCGACACTACGCGGCTGGTCTGCTGCTGCTTTGCCTGACGATGTTATCCGGCTGCACAGCCGTCCCGCCTTCAGCAACGCCCGCGATTATCTGGACTGGCTGTCCGCGCGTGACCAGCTGCCCGGTGCCGGGCAACCGGCTGCAGACGCAGGGCGATCTGGCCGCCGATAACCGCCAGCTGGAGGCTGCACTCGTTTCCTGCGGGCTGCAGGTTGAAATCATCAAAGAATGCCAGGAGCAACACGATGCTGAAACCGAAACAGCTGCGCGAGGCGCTGACCAACAGCGTCCCGTTGCTGGCGCGAAACCCTGACAGCCTGAATATGTTTATTGATTCGGGACGGATCGTCTCGACGCTCGCCAGCTCGCTGTCTTTTGAATACCAGTACCAGCTGAACCTGGTCATTACCGACTACGCCGACGATATCGATCTGGTAATGGTGCCGGTGCTGGCCTGGCTGCGCGAGAACCAGCCCGACATTATGGCAACCGAAGAAAAGCGCCGCACCGGCTTCACCTTTAAGGCAGATGTGTTAAGCGACACGCTCTGCGATATCAGCATTGACCTGCAGCTCACCGAGCGCGTGATCGTGAAGCAGGACGGCGACGCGCTGCACGTTAACCATATCGGCGAGCCGCCGCTGCCGGAAAACGTCAACCGGCCGCTTCAGCTTTATGTGCATGGCGAGCTGGTCAGCGAGCTGGCGCCATGAACGGTCTGGAAGCATTTGACGACAGGCTGGCGGCGCTGATTGCCAACCTTTCGCCGGCGGCGCGCAAAGAGATGGCCCGCACCATTGCGAAGCGCCTGCGCGCCGGTCAGCAGCAGAATATCAAACGCCAGCAGGCGCCGGACGGCACGCCGTTTACGCCGCGTAAGACGCAGCCGGCACGCAGCAAAAAAGGCCGGGTAAAGCGTGAGATGTTCAAAAAGCTGCGCACCGCAAAGTATATGAAGGCAAAAGCCGGTGCCGACGAGGCCGTGGTGGAATTTGCCGGCAACGTGCAGCGCATGGCTCGCGTGCATCATTACGGGCTGCGCGACAGGCCGGCCCGTGGGAGTAAAGAAGTTCAGTATGAGGCGCGTCCGCTGCTTGGCCTGAACGATACCGATATGACGATGATAGAGCAGGAGGTAATCAGCCGCCTGTCGAAATAGCTTGTCCTGCCATCATTCAGCGGGCGGCAGTTTATTGCTGCCTGCGCCTCTCAACGTGACACTACACGCATGAACGAACAACTTTCCGAAATCCTGCGCCTGCTGCGCAACCTGATCCGCATCGGCACCGTGTCCGCCGTCAATCTGGACGACGGGCTTTGCCGTGTCGATACAGGTAACAACACTACCGACTGGCTGCACTGGCTTACTGCCCGTGCCGGGCGCTCACGCGCATGGAGTGCGCCGTCCGTGGGTGAGCAGGTGCTTGTCCTTTGCCTGGGCGGCGAACTGGATACCGGCTTTGTGCTGCCCGGCGTGTTTTCTGACGATAATCCGGCGCCGTCGGCATCGGCTGACGCCCTGCACTGGTCATTCCCTGACGGCGCCGTGATTGAGTACGAACCTGACACCGGCGCGCTGACCGCAACCGGCATCCAGACCGCGCTGATTAAGGCAGCGGTAAGCATTACCCTGGACAGCCCACTGGTTGAATGCCCCCATGCGCAAAAAACCGCCACTTTCGAGCTGACCGGCGGCGGCACGATGAAAGGCGATGTGCAGCACAGCGGCGGCGCGCTCAGCTCTAACGGCAAGGTACTGCATACGCATCAGCATAAAGGCGACAGCGGCGGAACAACGGGAGCGCCACTATGACTGCTGCACAATATAGCGGCATGAGCCGCGACACCGGCGAGGCGCTGGCAGACCTTGAACATATCCGCCAGTCAGTGCGCGACATTCTTACCACGCCAATCGGCTCCCGGATTATGCGCCGCAGCTACGGCTCCCTGTTGTCGGCGCTGATTGACCAGCCGCAAAACGCGGCACTGCGCCTGCAGATTATGTCGGCCTGCTACATGGCGATTCTGCAGTGGGAGCCGCGCATAAAGCTGACGTCCATCAGCTACGAGCCTGCGTTTGACGGTGGGATGGCGGTGGAAATCACCGGCAGCCGCACCGACACCTCGCAGGATTTTTCATTAACCATTCCCGTGAGCTGACCCTATGGCAACCATTGACCTGAGCCAGCTGCCTGCGCCCGATGTGGTTGAGGTGCTGGATTATGAAACGCTGCTGGCCGAGCGCAAGGCCACGCTGATTTCGCTCTACCCCGCAGAGCAGCAGGCGGCCATCGCCCGCACGCTGGCGCTGGAGTCCGAGCCGATTGTGAAGTTGCTGCAGGAAAATGCCTACCGCGAGGTCATTCTGCGCCAGCGCGTGAATGAAGCGGCGCAGGCAAACATGGTGGCCTACGCCAGTGACGGCGACCTCGACCAGCTCGGCGCTAACAACGGCGTTACCCGCCTGACACTTACCCCGGCCGACAATACCACCATCCCGCCGACGCCCGCCGTGATGGAAAGCGACGACGATTTCCGGCTGCGCGTGGCGTCTGCCTTTGAGGGGCTGAGCGTGGCCGGGCCGACCGGTGCCTATGAATATCATGCGAAAAGCGCCGACGGCCGCGTGGCGGATGCGTCAGCCATCAGCCCGTCGCCAGCCTGCGTCACTGTCACCGTGCTGTCGCGCGAGGGCAACGGCGAGGCGCCGGCCGACCTGCTGGCCGTGGTGGATGCCGCGTTGAACGATGAGGACGTGCGCCCGGTCGCCGATCGCGTCACGGTGCAGTCAGCGTCGATTGTGAATTACGCCGTTGAGGCGGTGCTGTACCTCTATCCGGGGCCGGAGGCTGAACCTGTCCGCGCCGCTGCCGAGAAAAAGCTCGCTGCCTTTGTCAGCGCGCAGGCCCGCCTCGGCCGGGACATTCGTAAATCAGCACTTTATGCCGCGCTGCATGTTGAGGGCGTGCAGCGCGTTGAGCTGGCGCAGCCGGCGGCCGACGTGGTGCTGGACAAGACGCAGGCCGCGTACTGCACCGGATACAGCATAACGGTCGGAGGCTCTGATGAGTGATCGCCTGCTGCCGGCCGGCTCGTCGGTGCTGGAAGTGGCCGCCGCTGAAGCCTGCGCGAAGATAGAAACCATTCCGGTGCCGCTGCGCCGGCTGTGGAACGCGCAGACCTGCCCGGTCGAGTTGCTGCCGTATCTCGCCTGGGCGTGGTCGGTTGACCGCTGGGATGCCGGCTGGCCGGAAGCCACAAAGCGCAGCGTGGTCGCCGCATCGGAATACGTTCACCGGCACAAAGGCACCATCGGCTCGCTGCGGCGCGTGGTGGAGCCGCTCGGTTATCTGATACGCATCATTGAGTGGTGGAAAACCGGCGAGGCGCCCGGCACGTTTCGCCTCGATGTGGGCGTGCTGGATACCGGCATTACACAGGAAATGTATAACGAGCTGGAGCGCCTGATTGCGGATGCAAAACCCTGCAGTCGCCACCTTATCGGGCTGTCGATTAACCTGGACTCAACCGGCGCGCTGCCGGTAGCGGCGGCGGCTTACAGCGGCGATGAGCTGACTGTTTATCCCTATACACCCGAAACCATTACCGTGAGCGGGCCGGGCTATACCGGCGCAGCGGTGCATATTACTGACCTGACGGACGTACACGCATGACAACAAAATTTTATGCCCTGCTGACAAATCAGGGCGCAGCAAAGCTTGCCAACGCAGCAGCGCTCGGCACCAAAATCCAGATTACCGAAATGGCCGTGGGTGACGGCGGCGGCACGTTACCAACGCCTGACGCTTCACAGACCAGGCTCGTTAATGAAAAGCGCCGCGCCGCGCTGAATTCGCTGAGCGTGGACGTGGTGAACAGTAGCCAGATAATCGCTGAGCAGGTAATTCCTGAAAACGAGGGCGGCTTCTGGATACGGGAAATCGGCCTGTTTGATGCCGACGGCGACATGGTTGCCGTGGCGAACTGCGCGGAAACCTATAAGCCGCAGCTGCAGGAAGGCAGCGGCCGCACGCAGACCATCCGCATGATTTTAATCGTGAACAGCACGGCAGCCGTGACGCTGAAGATTGACCCGTCAGTGGTGCTGGCAACGCGTAAATATGTGGATGATAAAGTTATCGAGGTGCGGGCTTATGCTGACGGCCTGATGGAAAAACATCTGGCCGCTGCTGATCCACATCCGCAGTACGCGCCGAAAGCCAGCCCGACATTTACCGGCACGCCAAAAGCCCCGACGCCTGCAGCGGGCAACAACACCACGCAGCTGGCAACCACGGCTTTTGTGCAGGCAGCACTGGCAGCTCTGACCGGTGCGGCACCTGCCGCGCTCGATACTCTGAAAGAGCTGGCTGATGCGCTGGGAAATGACCCGCATTTTTCTGCCACTGTTCTTAACCAGTTAGCCGGGAAAATGGATATAGCGAAAAACGGCAGCGATATCGCGGACGTGGCTGCGTTTCTCAAAAATCTTGGTTTGGGCGAGGCGGCAAAACTGCCAGCGCCGACGGCTGCACTTACTGGTGCTGGATGGTTAAATATTCCACTCAGTAATGGCGCCGCCATCATGATTCAGTGGGGTAGGTTTACCTCATTGACTTCAGGGATGGAAGTCACTGTCGATCTTCCCGTAGCGTTTCCAAATAATATTTTCTCTGCTGTCGCTACTCATGATAATTCCGGGCACTTTGCCCGGCCAACCATTTATTCAATCACGGTATTAAGCCGTACCCAGGTCAAAGCATCAGCCACCATGTTGGACGCGGCAACAGTAGGTGGGAATGTGACACGGGGCGCTAACGGATCAGCATGTTATGGGCGCTATATTTTAATTGGCAATTAAAGGTTGGTTAGGGTTCTGTTGTTTGATACATGACACAACAGTAAGTCATTACACTCAGTGAAAAATAAATTTAGAGTAGGGCTTTATATTTTATCGGAGATTTTTAATGAGCTACTGGTTTAGTCCTAAAACTAATGCTTTTTATCCTAAAGCCCTTAAAGAAGCCTACCAGACTGCAGGGACACTGCCGGAAGATTTAAAAGATATAAGTAACGATACTTTTATGGAATTCACTGGGATTCCGCCAGTTGGAAAAGTACGGTCTATTGACAATGAAGGATACCCGTGTTGGGCTGACATGCCCGCTCATGAAGTAACTGAAGATGAATTAAAAGCGCAAGCCAGAACGTTACGTGATGATTTTATATTATCAACAGACAGAATGTTAATTGAGGACTACACCATTAATGACACTCCTTTGTCAGGTGAGCAGCGAGAGGAATTATTAAATGTTCGCTCCAGCTTTAAAGTATGGCCTAACACTGAGGGATGGCCGTTAATCAAACTGCCAGATATTCCCCAGTGGATTTTAATTGAAGCTGTAAATAATGGCTATACTGTTCCCGCCTGGCCCAATTAACACTAATAAAAAAGCCCGAAAGGGCTTTTTATTTAGTACTCTAAATTGACTATTAATTTTCCCCTAATCTTAGCAACCTATTGCGATCCAGCAAAAAGTGTTTGCACCTGAGCTACTGGTTGAATAGGGTTGGGCCGATTGAAAAGACCAATTAAAATCCTGCATAGAGGTCGGGTAAATGCTGGCTATATATGTATTCGGAACATCATTACTTGTGGCTGTAACACACATTAATGCATTAGGAAACGAAATAGGGAAATTCCCCATTCCCCTATATTTATGCACGCTTCCTCCAGGCACCGTAGCAGAGCCATGCTCAATCGAATAATCCACAGCAATCCTGCCCCACTGCAGGATAAGTCCACCGGGGAAAAACATATAACCGTTACCGGATAAATTACTCCCAAAGCTGTTCATGTCCGGGATGTGATTTTCTCCTGTTCCGACATCCCGTTTTGCTGCTTCGCCCAAACCAACGTTTAAATGCCATCTAATATCCTATGGCCCGGAAATAAATAGTATTCAACGTAGGCGTCATCACGGATGCAACAAACGACGACAAACTGGAAGAACGATCGTATATTCCGCAAAACCGCTGACTGGGGTCTTCAGTCTGAAATGAAAACCAGATACCCAGGCAAATACTCGGAAACGGGATAGGATAATTAACCGTAATTTTTTGCGTCTGGGCCGAACCATTTACACCAACTGAACCGCCCACCTCTATCAGGCCGGACGGGTGTTGTTTATACCATGCACCGCCTCTCTTTCCGCCAAAGCTGCTCATGTCCGGGATTTGATTCAGTCCTGTACCAACATCCCTTTTTGCAGCCTCGCCCAAACCAACCCAAAACCGAAAGAAAACCCTGGCCCTTAAAAGCGCCAGGCTGGCACACTCCACGCCATTTATGCGAGGTTTACCGTGCTGATTGGCTATATCAGGGTGTCAACAAATGACCAGAACACTGATTTGCAGCGTAACGCGCTGCAGAGCGCAAATTGTGAACTGATTTTTGAAGACAGAATAAGCGGGAAAAAGTCAGACAGGCCGGGACTGAAAAAAGCACTGCGCTGTCTGCAGGAAGGCGACACACTGGTGGTGTGGAAGCTGGATCGTCTTGGCCGCAGCATGCGCCATCTGGTTATGCTGACTGAGGAACTGCGCGAAAAAGGAATAAACTTCCGCAGCCTGACCGACAGCATTGATACCAGTACGCCAATGGGCCGCTTCTTTTTTCATGTTATGGGGGCGCTGGCGGAAATGGAGCGCGAGCTGATTGTTGAGCGTACCCGTGCAGGACTGGCGGCGGCACGGGAAAAAGGCCGCATCGGGGGCAGGCGACGGATAATGACGCCTGAAGTGGTCAGCCGGGCTGAAAGGATGCTGGCGAACGGTGCCACACTGCATCAGATTGCCCTGGTGCTGGAGGTATCCGTAAAGACGCTTTATCGCTATATCCCCGCCGAAAAACAGCAGCACCTGCGTGATTCTGTCCTGCCAGAGACCAGCAAACCCTGAAGACATGCACCCGCCCGCCTGAGCTGACACTCTGAGCGCACCCATAACACGGAGTGCATCAGATGTCTGATTATCATCACGGTGTCCGCGTCGTCGAAGTCAACGACGGCACGCGCACCATTTCCACCGTATCCACGGCCATTGTCGGCATGGTCTGTACCGCAGACGATGCCGATGCGGCCGCCTTCCCGCTCAATGAGCCGGTGCTGCTGACCAACGTGCTGTCGGCCATTGGCAAAGCCGGTAAAAAAGGCACGCTGGCCGCCGCGCTGCAGGCGATCGCTGACCAGGCCAAACCCGTCACCGTCGTGGTGCGCGTGGCGGAAGGTGCCACCCCGGCGGAAACCACCTCGAACATTATCGGCACCACCGACGAGAATGGCCGTTACACCGGCATGAAGGCGCTGCTGAGCGCGCAGACGCAGCTCGGCGTCAAACCGCGCATTCTCGGCGTGCCGGGTCTCGACGCGCTGGAAGTCTCGACCGCGCTTGCCAGCATTGCTCAGCAGCTGCGCGCCTTCGCCTATGTGTCGGCATGGGGCTGCAAAACCCTTTCCGAGGCGATGGCATACCGCGAGAACTTCAGCCAGCGCGAATTAATGGTTATCTGGCCGGACTTTATCAGCTGGAACACCACCGCCAATCAGTCCGAAACCGCGTACGCCACCGCCCGAGCGCTGGGCCTGCGGGCAAAAATCGACACCGAAACCGGCTGGCACAAAACCCTGTCCAACGTTGGCGTTAACGGTGTGACCGGCATTTCCGCCTCGGTCTTCTGGGATTTGCAGCAGACCGGCACCGACGCCGACCTGCTCAACGAGGCATGCGTTACCACCCTGATCCGTAAAGATGGCTTCCGCTTCTGGGGCAACCGCACCTGTAGCGACGATCCGCTGTTTGCGTTTGAAAACTACACCCGCACGGCGCAGGTGATTGCCGACACGATGGCCGAGGCGCATATGTGGGCCAACGACAAGCCGCTGACGCCGGTACTGGTGCGCGACATTATCGCGGGCATCAATGCCAAATTCCGCGAGCTGGTCAGCGCCGGTTACCTGCTGGGCGCGTCGTGCTGGTATGACGACACGGCCAACGATAAAGACACGCTGAAGGCGGGCAAGCTCTTTATTGATTACGACTACACGCCGGTGCCGCCGCTGGAAGATTTGACCCTGCGCCAGCGCATCACCGACAGCTACCTGGCGAACTTCGCCGCATCCGTTAACAGCTGAGGAGCCGGATAAATGGCATTACCCCGCAAATTAAAAGGGCTGAACCTTTTCAACGATTCAAACAGCTATCAGGGCGTGGTGACCGCCGTGACCCTGCCGAAGCTGTCACGCAAGCTGGACGCCTACCGGGGCGGCGGCATGAACGGTGCCGCGTTCGTGGATAACGGGCTGGACGATGATGCGCTTGATATGGAGTGGACGATCGGCGGCGTGGATGATCTGGTGTTGAAACAGTGGGGCAGCAGCGCGGCTGTACCGCTGCGCTTTACCGGCTCCTACCAGCGCGACGACACCGGCGAGGAAATCGCGGTGGAGATCGAGGTACGCGGCCGCCATCAGGCGTTTGATTTTGGCGAGGCCAAACAGGGCGAGGATACCGAAACCAAAATCACCACCAAAAACACCTATTTCCGCCTGACGTGGGACGGCAAAGAGCTGATGGAGATCGACACCATCAACATGATTGAAAAGGTGGACGGCACCGACCTGCTGGAGCAGCGCCGCAAAAACCTCGGCCTGATGTAACCCTGACGCCAGCGCCCGGCGCTGGCCCTGAATAAACCTGACTATTGCGAGTAACGAAAATGGAACAGAACGAAAACGTGATCATCCTGGAAACCCCGCTGAAACGTGGCGAGACCGAAATCAGCCAGGTGGAACTGTTTAAGCCCAACGCGGGCGCGCTGCGCGGCGTGCGGCTGGCTGACCTGTGCGCCTCGGACGTGGACGCCCTGCTGTCCGTGCTGCCGCGCATTACCCTGCCTGCACTGACGAAATCAGAGTGCCTAAACCTCGATCCGGTTGACCTGATTACGCTGGGCGGGAAAGTGATCGGTTTTTTGTTGCCGA